GCACCTCATGGCCGGGGTGCAGCTTTTCGGCGATCGCCGCCGAGACGCCGTCGAGCTCGACGCCGGTGACGGTGACGCCGGCCGGGGCGGTCTCCATGAACACGCCGGTCGCGCAGCTGGGTTCCAGCACCTTGGCGCCGGGGCCCACGCCGAGGGCGCCGAGCGCGTACCACATGCCGGCCGCCACCTTGGGGTCGGTGTAGAATTCGTTCAGGCTGTCGCCGCAGCCACCGTTGCCGCTGTACTGGCGGATGGTCGCCAGATCGGCCGGGCTCATCTGGCCACCGCGCTGCGCGATCAGGGCCCCGTCAGCGTTCAGCCGGCGGCGCTCGTCCTTGGAGATGCCAGCCGGCACGCCGAACGTCGGCACAGCCTCGGGGTCGAACGGCTTGGCGTAGTCGACCTTGGCGGCGAGCGCGGGGGCCGGGGGCTTCTCTGCCGTGGCGACCGGCTCAAACCCCTGTCCGAGGGCATCGGAGATAGCCTCCAGTAGTGAAGCGTGCTCGACATGGCCAATAGGGCCATCATCATCGAACCGTGTGACCCTGAAGGAGCCCGGCTTTGAGACGTCGGGCCCAGCCATCGCCGTGCGTCCGTCCCTGTGGCGCAGCTTGACCGGTTGTCCGTTGGCCGCCAGGTCAGCGGCACGCTTGCTGTTGGCCTCGCGCTTCGCCTTGGATTCCGCGAAAATGTCGGGCTTGGCCGCCGCCGGCTTCTCAGGTTCCGGCGCCTTGGCCGGCTCGGGCCGATCGGCGAACAGGTCGAGCGTCTGCTCATCGCGCTTCGGCGCCGGCTTGGGCTTGGTCGCCACTGGCAGGTCGCCGAACAGGTCGGCCGTCTCGGGATGCTTCGCGGGATGCTTCGGCGCCGGCGGCGCGACCGGGCGGACGTGCCGGATGGCGGTGTGCGGCTTGCGCACCGTGCCGTCGATCGCCACCGACCCCGCGACGTTGACGACCTTGTCGAACAGGCCAGGTTGGGCCTTGAGCAGCAGAATCAGCATGGACCGGCCCGATTGTTGAGAAGCCAGCCTACGGTATCGTCACGATCACCCGCCTATGACGAAACGTCGCCACACCACGATGGCCAGCACGATCATGCCGACGGCGCCAACAACAACGCCAGCACCGAACGCGATCGCATACGCCATGCCGCAGCATGGTCGTCACGATGCCCCATTGGGGAGGGAGCCCTAGTCGCTTGAGCGGTTGTTGCGGACCGTCATGTAAAACGGCTTGCCGTTTCGGTGATGAACAGTCGCGGTGGTGTTCCCGGCGTAGCCGTTCTCTTGCTTGTAGAGCTCATGCGGAGGAATCGGATGACCGCTGTTGCCTCGGGTCACCATCTTTAGGCCGTGGCCCTCAAGGTGCGCGTGAAGGTCGGCGGTCGAATGGTTGTGCAAATGGTAGCCGGTCTCGACGTGAGCAGCGCCCATTTGCTGATTTACGGTAGCGCCGTGTTTGGTGAGCGTGTCGTGCAGGCCGGGATGGGCCGGGGCGATGGCGTCCTTGGCCTTTTCGTAGCCGGACACCTGATGCCCGTTGCGGACGTAGCCGTCGACATGGCCCTTGAAGAGCATGACCGGCGCCCCAGCCGGCGCGGCCGGCATCGGTGGCACAAACCGGCTGACGTGGCGCTCAGCGGCGTCTAGGGCCGCCTCGGCATGCTGCATCGCGACCCGTCCGTCATCGCCGACAGGCAGGTTCTCGACAATCTCGCGCATGTCGGCGACCAGCTGGCGGGCGGACTTGAGAACCGAGCGGGCCGGCCGGGGGGCTTCGAAGGGGGTTGTGTCTTCCATGGTCGGCGACCTTACATGAGCCCGAGGGATTTGAAACTGGAAACGCCTTCCCTGCCGACGACCATGTGATCGTGGACCGCGATGCGCAGGGTTCGACAGGCGTCGACGACCTGTCTCGTCATGTCGATGTCGGCGGCCGAGGGGGTCGGGTCGCCGCTGGGGTGATTGTGGGCGATGATGATGGCGGAGGCGTTCAGTTCCAGGCCCCGACGGACGACCTCGCGAGGATAGACCGGCGCATGATCGACGGTGCCGTAATTCTGAATTTCATCGGCCAGCAGCTGATTTTTCTTGTCGAGAAAAATCACCCGGAAGTGCTCGCGCGGCTCATGCTGCATCACCAGCTTGAGGTACGCCTGCACGGCCGACCAGCTGGACAGGACGGTTTTCGGGAAGGCCCTTTCCTGCGCCACGCGCTCGGCGATGTTCTGGAACAGCCGCAAGTCTTCAGCCACGTCCATGCCCAACGGCTTGCCGTCGACGTTGAGGCGGGCGATTTCGTGCATGTCGCCGGCAATGGTCGCGCCCACCGACCCGAACCTCTGGACCAGGGCCGCAGCCGCCAGCGCGGCCCGGTCGGGCCTGAGGGACCGTGCGAGCATGATTTGCAGCTGCTCGCGATCGTTCAGCGCCATGTGGGGTGTGGCTCGCGCCCGGTCGCGCAGTTCCACCTTCGAATCCATCGACGCGTAGGCAATCGAACCGTCGTACTCGGCCACCTCATGTTTCTTGTGCCGGACCGCCGAGTACCCCGGCTGCAGGGAACCATCCTTGCGGACCGACGGCTTGACGTTGACGACCTCGCCGAACAGGTCGCCCTGGTTCTTGATCAGCAGCGCCTTCGCCATGGGCTTGTGCTCAGGGATGGTCATGTAGGTCTTGTGATCGACCGAGCCGGTGGAGTCGTCGAATATCAGGCCGTCGTGGCCCATCTCGCGCAGAACCCGCGGCGTGTCCTTGTGGTCGGCCAAGTCCCAATAGGGGTCATAATCCCACCTCGTCCCCAGCTTTTCGGCAAGGTGGCGAGCCTGATCGTCGTCCTCGATGCGGTAGGGATTCTTGAATTCGTGGGTACGCGAAGTGATGTGCGGATCGGACCGGTTCTCGCCGTACTCTTCGGCGACCTCGCGCTTGTCGGTCCAGTATTGCCGATGCCGCTTCGCCATCTCATCATCGAACGGGCCTGAGGTCGCCCGGTGCAGTTCGACGCGCACATGCGGTGACACCACGGTGCCGTCGGTCTTCACATAGCCCTTGACGTTCGACTTGATCAGCAGCGCCTTGATCATGGCCGGGGCCCCTTTGGTTGCACTCACCTTGGCGACGAATTCCGCCACAGGCATGGCCGTGATCGGCCCGAGGAAGCGCGGATCGTCGTAGCACGACACGAAGGCCGCAACGGCCTCATCCTCCGTGCCGAAGCCCAGCATACACTTGTCCTCGTCATATTCCTTCCAGTCGTCCACCCGGCGCTGATGGATGACATAGACGGTGTCGGCGAGGTCCATGTAGGGCCCGAGGAAGACGTCGACCGGATCCCCGTCGACGCCCAGCGTGCGCTCGACCTCGCCATAGGCGAAGTGCATCAGCGATTCCCACTCGGCGCCGTTCGGCTTGCGGCCGCGACGGAAGGTTCCCGGCTCATTCTCGATGCGTAGGGTCAGGCCCATCCACGACACGCGGCGCTTGGGATACTTGCCGGACGCCAGCTGCGCCTCGGTCGGATCGCCAGGCATGCGGTAGCGCTCGACGGCGATCGACTTTTCCAGCGGCGGAGTCGGCAGGTCGCCGCCCCAGATGTCGGGCGTGACGGCGTTCAGGATGTTCTTGATGGCCTCGAATTTCGGTTCGCCAGACATCCCGGCGATCAGGTGCAGCTTGGAGCGCATGACGTTGGCGTCACCGGTCACACCGGGCACGTCATCCTGATAGCAGCCGCGAATGACCGCCATGCGCGACTCGAAGGCCTTTGACTGCACACCGCCGAGGATGTGCAGGCGGTCCGGCTTGTAGGGTTGCGACAGGAGCTCGCGCAGATCGGCGTTGCTCATGGCCGCCTCCGCCGTCGGGATACCGACGATGAAGGGCGCATTGAGGGCCTTGCGGACGCGCCAGTAGACCTCGGACTGTTTCAGGGGGCCGCGCTGAAAAGGCACGACCACCTCATGGCCGCGCTCGATCCAGCCGGCAACCACGTCAGCATGCTTTTCGAGCAGCTCCAGTGTCGCGGCCTGATCGCCGATCACATCGGGCGCCACCATCATCAGGTGGGCGCGCTCCAGGCTGGACGGCGCCGCGGCACAGACCGCCTGAGACAGTTCCTCATACCGCTGAAACACGGCCTCGAAATTCAGCTTGGCCATCTCTGGCTTGCCGGCCTTCATGGCCGCCTTGAAGGCCTGAAAGGCGCCGCTGTCGATGAAGAAGGGCTTGCCCGCGGCGATGGCGGCCGCCACCGTCTTGATGCCAGGCCCCGAAAGCTCGTTGATCACGGCGCCGACGCCGGCCGCGCTCTGGATCGCGGCGTTCATGTCCCGCATCCGCGACATGCCCGAGGCGTATGGGAAGACGATCACCTGATCACCACCGGACTCAGGGCGGGGGAACAGGTCGGCCGTCGCCGGCGCCCGGCGATCGGTGTGCGGCTTCACATAGACCCCATCCGACCGGACGTACCCCTTCACGGGCCGCGACTTGATGAGAAGCACACAGGGGGTCACAGGCCTATCCTTTCGCGGTACGCCGCTTGCATATCACGCTCGGTCTTTGCCAGTACCCGGCCGGCGATGTCGGCGCCATGGCCAGCAAGGATGTCGCGCACGCCGGTGGCGTCCCACTTCATGCTCATCTCCCCCAGCTGGCGGCGCAGCGGCTCAGGCAGGCGATCATAGGCGTTCATGTCGGCCTCGCGCGACAGGTGGCGCTGGCGAACGCGCTCGCCTTCCAGCAGGCCCAGGTTGGATTGACGACTCACGCCCCACCTCGCCGGTCCTGCGCAGCCAGCCACGCCTCGAATTGCGGATCCTCGCTGACCCCCTCGACCTCGTTGACCCAGCTGCCGCGGCAGTGCGGGTGTTGGGCGCCGGCGGCAATCCACCAGCGCTCATGAGGTTCGCGCTCAATCAGCTGGCCGGCCTCGCGCTTGCGCGGACTGGCGGACCTGCCGACGTTGGTCTTGCCGACCCAGATTTCGGTGTCGCCGTTTTTAGGGGCGGCGTCGGCCGGCACGACGGTGACGACCTTGCCGTCGATCGACCGGCACCACGGACAGGCGCCGCGATACTTCTCGACCCGGCGCAGCTTGCGGCCGGGCGCGCAGGACGCCACGAAGCCCTGGTTGACGTTCTCGGTCGCCTCGGTCACCGCGATGCGCCGCCAGTCGCGGTTCATGGTTCCGAATTCGTCGAGCAGCTTCGACTGGATGGACTCGGCGGACGCGGCCTTGTCGCCGAGGAACACCGCCTCCTGATGGTCGACCACCAGCTTGCGCATGCGGTGGCGCACACCGTCGGTCAGGGCGGCGACATGTTCGCAGCACCGGGCGCGGCCAAAGTCGATGACGGCCCGCTGCGCCGGCGTCATGCCGAACATCCGACCGACCTCGTCGACGCTGGGGAGCGCCGCGACGATGCGATCGGCCCGCTCGTCGGTCACATCGCCGAGGGAGGCCTGAACCCGGCCCATGAGTGCCGACCGGGTGGCCAGCCATTCGGCCTCGGTCCGCAGGTCATCCTCAGGCAGGTAGCGCTGCACCAGGTAGTCGACGAGCAGCAGCCAGTCGTCCAGCACGAACCGGGCTGGCGGAAGGCTTTGCAGGTAGAGGCGAGTGATGCCCAATTCGGCGGCTGACCACCGGGCCATGACACCAGCGGGCCGGACGGTGCGCTCTAGGGCCGCAACATGGTTCTCGCCGGCCAGCCACCGGCGCAACTCGCCCTCGAGTCCGTCGATGCGTTGCAGGCCGCGATCGGTGAAGAGCTCGACGAGCCGCCGAACGAACGGGTTCGGGTGCGGAGTCCAGATGTCGTCAGGAGGGCCCTCGCCGATCGCCTTGTGGATCAGTTCAAGGGCATTATCCGTGTGCTCGTCGCACAGGCATGCGAAATCTACGAGAATCGGCCCCGGCTGCATAAGCCGAGGCTACGGTCACGACGGGCGCGACCCGTCAGGCGAGGCTAGTCCTCGTCGCTCTCTTCGCGCACCTTCTCACCAAAGGCGACGGGCGCGCGGCGGTCACCCTGGTAGGGAACCCACTTGCCGGCTTGGCGCACCTGGTTGACGTACCCAGCCTTGGCCGGACCCCGGAAAACCGCGCCTTCCTTTTCATAGACGTCATACTTGGCCAAGATCAGCTCCTTTTCTGCACCGTATATGGTGCAATTATCAGATCAACGCAAGGGTGCGCGATCACCCGGCGCCGGTCAGTTTCTTGTAGGCGTTGCCGTAGAGGGTCTTTTGCTCCTCGATCGCCGTCCAGAAGGCCGCGTTGTCATCCCGCGACCATGTCGTCGGCGGCCGGTCTCCGTACTTTCCTGCCAGTTTGCGGGTGACCTCGTAGGCCTTGTGGCCGTGGCCCTTTGCCTCGACCATGGCCTTGGTGTTGATCTGGAGCTCAAACAGGTGGCCGTTGGGCGCGCGGACGATGTAGTTGACGTCGCGATACCCCTCGCCGGTCGGCTTGCCCTTGTAGCGGTTCTTCGCTGGCTGGCCGGGAACCATGCCCTCAGCCATCAGCCGGTCGATGATGTCGTCGACGTCCTTCAGGCTATCGACCACCAGAGAGCACCGGGCCACGTCTTTGAGGCGCGACCAGTCGCCGCCGTAGTCTTGCGTCACCTTTTCGGTGGCCCGCTCTTCACCCTTGAGCGGCGCGATCAGCAGGACGCCGCCCGGCCGGGCGATGTCCTCATCTGAGGCCTGCTGGCCGGCATTACCGTCATAGGTGCGGAAGCCCAGCTTGTCGCAGATGCCCTTGCCCTTGTTCAGCCAAGTGGACAGGTGGTCGAGGGCCTCGGCGCCGGCGGCGTAGAGCTCCGCCTGCGTTTCCGTCGGCTGCACGATCATGGTCGGCAGGGCTTGCCACCCGAGGTTCTTCGCCGAGGTCATGGTTCCGTTGCCGTCGACCACGGTGTAGGTGCCGTCGCCGTTCGGGGTGACCTTGATCGGGTCGCGCTTGCCGAGGTCGCCATGGAAGGCGGCCGCCATGCGCTTGGGGCCGTTGTCGGCACCCTGCTTGTTCTCCTCAGCACTCTTCGCCGACACCAGCTTGGACAGCGGGATGACCGAGGCGCCTTCCATGTGGAAGAACCGATCATGCTCCTCTGGCAGGTGCTCAGGAGAGTCCGTCTTGTCGATCACCCGCTTGGCATATGCCTTGTCGGTCTCGCCTTCCTCGCGCGGGGCGTAGTCGGGCCGCTGGGGACGGGGCCGGCCCTCAAATTTCTTGTCGGACTCCTTCATGCCGGCGGGGCCCTTGGCCTCGGGCTTGGCGGTGTCGCCGCGGCTCATCTGGGACCACAGCACTTTGTGCTCATGGCCGCTTGAGTCGCGCACGTGGGCGCCGTGCTCGCCGGGGGTTCCGACCACCTCGCCGGCGCCCTCCAGGTCACCGATCTTGAAGGTCACCTTGGCGCCGGGCGGGTGCTTGTTCTGGTTCGCGCCGCCAGTCAGCGGGCGCTCATGGAACGGCACGCGCGACTCGGGGCGCTCCTTCGCCTTGGCCGGCCGCTTGACGGCCTTCTGATCGGGCGCGGTGCGCATCCAGCGCTTGGTGTGCTTGCCGGTTCGGTCGGTCGTGTCCCGCAGCGCCAGGCCGGGGGCGTTGGCGATCGCCTTGGCCAGCGCGTCGTGTTGACCGAAGAACAGGACCGCCGGGGTGTGGGACTTGCGCAGCGGCGCCGACGAGCGCGGCTCGGCCGGCACAGGGTCGTGGATGTAGCGCCGGCGGCCGTCCTCATCCTCGACCAGCATGCCGTCTTCACCCTCATCGACCACCTTGGCGTTGGCCTGCACCCGCACGGCATGGCCGAGCATGTGCTCCCACTTCACCTGGTGCATCTCGCCGTCGGCCTCGATGTGACAGCCGTGCTTGCCGCGCGACTTCACCCGGCCGCGCTTGGGGCCGCTCGCGTGCCGGAAGTAGACCTCGTCATGCAGTTCGACGTCCGGCGGCTGATTCTCGGCGCCCTTGGACTTGGGCTTGTTCGGAGGCGCCATGTCAGACCTCAAGGATGTAGATGGGTGGCAGGCCGAAATCCGCCGGGGTCATGGCCTTGGCCATGGGGTCACCACCCGTTCCAAAGTCAGGCTCACCACCCGGCGCAGGCGCACCGGCCATGGCGGGATCCTGCTCTGCGTTCGGGTCGCCGGCCATATCGCCGTCAGGGTCGTCACCGGCCTCGCCGGGCATCGGCGCCGCGCCGCCGGCGTTGGGGTCGCCGAAATCGGGCTGCTCCTGCCCGATGCCGTTCTCCGCCTGCCAGACGGTCAGGAGGGACGGGTTCAAGGGCGCATCGCCGACCTTGCCCGGCACGGCGTCCATGCCGTCAATCTGGCGGAGCTCGTTCCAGGTCAGCGCCAGCTTCTGGCGCTCAAACCGCTGCTTCGCGTCTTCGGCGTCGATGCCGACGAACCGCATCATGTACTGTTCGGAGAACGGCTGGATGATGTAGTCGGAGAAGGTGTTCTCGTAGAAGTTCAGCAGGGGCCGCAGGCCCTTGTCGTTCGACGAGACCAGCTTTTCCTCGGTGTCGGAGCCGGACAGGGACGACTTGGAGGCGGCGAACGACTCCATCGAAATCTCTTCGGGCGCGATGGAGTAGATCGCCGACGCGATGCTGGTCAGCCAAGTCATCCACTTGGAGAACCCCATCTCGTCCATCTGGCCGCCAACCTCGGTGAAGTTGGCGCCGGACTCCTGATCCTTCGACACCAGAACCGGCAGGTTGTGATGGTTCTGAGCGCCGCGCACCATGGCGTTCCAGTAGCGCTTGAACGATGAGACGTCCGACTGGTCGTAGTTGCCGTAGACCTGCAGGATGCCGCGGGGGATGCTGTTCTGATCGAAGTACGATCCGTTGTAGGCCATGGTGTTCAGGAGGTAGGTCACCACCTTGATCAGCATTTCCGTCTCGCTGTAGCCATAACCACAGGCGAGGACGTCCGTCCTAGGGTTGCGCACCTCGTAAACGAGTCCGTCTAGGTCGTATGCCGTCCGAATACGTCCTTGGATGACCTGGACGGCGAACACCTCGTCAT